AAAGATTACTTTAGAAAATAAAAACTATGATGAAGTATTTGAGCAAGAGTTAAAGGCAATAGATAAAGATAGTCCACCAGTAGATAGCAAGGATAAACTTGCAAGAGAGATGATGATTAGCTTCGCACATCCAACAATCGAGAACATGAAAAAATGTGTCAAAGAAATATTTGGTGATGCAAAATTAGTTGCTGAAAGATATGTGTCAAGCAAAAGCAAAGACATGATCCATGATATTATTGGTCGTATAGATTATGAAAGCAATGACATTATAGGAGAAGCTAAGACTAAACCAGTTAGTATTAAAAAGCGTAGAGGTAAAGATGAATACTACATGGCAACAACGCAGCTGCCAAATGATCCAGACCCAATGCACGTTTCTCAAGTTGCGTTCTACTATCATTGCACACAGAAAAAACCTTTTTTGTTTTATGTGAATGAAAATGAGTATACAATATTTGATGATGGACACGATATGTTGAGACCAGATTATTTAAAAGAACAATACCATCTTATGACCCAAAGGTTAAAGTCATGGGAAGAGTTAATTGTTTTCTGTGAAGGTAGCTTAGAGAAGTTAGCACACTTTGCAGAACCACCAGAATTAAATCACCCTTTTTATTATAGGGATTTAATAGACGATCAAAAAAAACAAATCAAAAAACTATGGGGGTTAGACGCATGAAACTAAACATATATCAAAAATTACATAAAGCTGCTTGTGAAGCAGGAGGTGTGGCAAAGGGAAAGAAAGTTCCTGGTATGCACTTCAATCCTTTACAACACGATGAAGTTCAGAGGGTGGCAATGGAAGCATTGTTAAACAATGGATTATATCCTATCTGTACTTACACTAACTATGTTAAAGAAACTTTTATCATGGTTACTTGTTCAATGAGAATACATGACATCGAAGATCCAACAAGTCATATTGATATTGAAGGATGTTCTGCAATGGGAAACTTAGATAAGTTTGGTACTGGTAATGGTATGTCTTATGCTAAGAAGTATGCTTTCTTAAATGCACTTAATTTAAAAACAGGTTTAGATAATGAAGATGGCTACAAGGCAAAACCTTTTGAACAACCTAAACCTACCAATAAAATTCCACAACAAAAACCAAGTGGTACAGCTCATGCCAATGTCGATATGGACATTGATATGAATCAAATAGGAGAAATCATAAAACAAATTGATAATATTTATGTTTTAAGAGAATTTAGAAAACGTAATTCTAAACTATTTGATCCTAACAATAATCTCAGAGTTTATAGACAGATAACTGATCTATATGAAACTCATGAGACTAAACTAAACCAACAAGGAGTTACACAATGAGTGATAAGATATATATAAAACTTACACACAACCAAGACAAACAAGCAGGAGACAACAGACCAAGTTTTGTTGCACCGATAAATCCAAAATCACCAGAGGGTAAAACCTGGAGAATAGGTGTTAAGATTGGAGAGAATTGGTACAACCAAGCAGGATTTGATGATCTTGACGAACAAGGTAATCCCACAGGCATTATCAATGTAGTCTTGACACCATCAAATACTGGTTCATCCGCTGCAAAGCCGAGAGGACCGCAGCAATCTTTTGCACCTAACAATAACAGGTTTGCAAAAGGTCAAGGATCAGCATATAATAAAACTAACTACAACTACTAATTTAGAATTGTAGTTCAATGGTGTGGCGAGGTTTTTTTGGGTTAATCATATTAGCATCTTTCCCTTTCTTTGCTAAAGCTCCCTTAATTGTTTTTTCCTTGCCATACCTTTAAAAAAAATATGAGTAAAGCAGACGATATATTAAATATTTCTCAAGGAAATAAACTCACTAAAATGAGAATGGCAGGACATAACTTAAACAATGATAGACAAAAAGATGATTTTTATCCAACTCCACCAGATGCAATTTATCCACTATTAGAAAGAGAAAAATTTGAGGGTGAAATTTGGGAATGTGCTTGTGGTGATGGTGCTATTTCAAATATTTTAAAAGAATATAATTATAATGTTTATTCTAGCGATCTTATTGACAGAAATTATGGTGAAACAGGAGTAGATTTTTTAAAAAGCAAGAAAACAACAGATAATATAATTACAAATCCACCATTTAAATTAGGAATAGATTTTGCTTATCACTCAAATCAATTAGCAACAAAAAAAGTTGCATTGTTTTCAAGAATTAATTTTTTAGAGGGTGTTGCTAGATCCAAAATGTTTAAACTTACACCTATTAAAAAAGTTTATATTTTTTCAAGAAGAATAACTTTTACTAATCCAGATTCTAATAAAAAAACTCATGGTGGAGGAATGTTAGCTTTTGCTTGGTACATTTGGGAAAGAGGATTTGAAGGTAAACCAACAATAGATTGGATATGAAGATAACAGACATAGACAAAGAGATTAAAAAGAAAATAGTAAGTGATCGTCAAAAAGATTATGGGGATTACCAATACAATTTTACTATACTTGCTGATCTATTTACTTTAATATTAGCAGATAACTTAAAAAAAAAACTAAGACCATATCAAGTAGGACAAATCATGATGACACTTAAATTGTTTAGAACTACCAAAGGTTATAAGGCAGATAACTACCATGACCTATCTATTTACAATGACATGACATTTAATCTACACAAAAAAGATATAGACAAAAGAGATAAAAATGACTAAATATATAAGAATTAAATCTGGCGAAGCTAGTTTTCAACTGGTTGAAAGATTTGATGAAGTGGAGAAAGCTGCCGATCCCAACGCACAGGGTGAGTATGTAGAATGTAAGATCGAAAATTTAAAGGTAGATTTTACAAAAGTAAAAAAGGAGAAAGATGGAAGAGATAAAATCTCGTCTGCAAAAACTCAAGGATCTTCAAGCGAAAGCACATGAAGAATACTTGGAAGCCAAGAGAAGAGTTGAGCAAAAGCAACAAGATTCTTTTAATTTGATTTGGCAAATTGAGCAGACAAAAGAAGAATTAATGAGAAGATAACACTCATTAATTTACATTGATAAAAAAAACAAAAAAAACTGTAGGGGATTTATGACCATAAATGTAAGCACACATTACAATAAACACATAAAACACTTAGATCAAAATAATTTTATATACAAAGTTAAGAAAGCATTTTACCTTCTTACGAACCAAGAAGAAAGATTATATGAGGTAGGGTTCTCGGAAGGTTTCTTATATGCTGCTAACGTCTTGCAAAAAGAAAAGATACAAGACAGTAATGTAAAAAAGATTATTGGTTACAAGATTACAAAACCTAAACCATCTGATGTTCAAAGTATTATTAATAAGGTGTGCATACATTTTGAGGTACATAAAGAAACTCTAATGAATAAGAGTAGGACCTCAGATATAGTTAGAGCTAGAAATGTAATTCACAATTTATTGTATGAAAAGTATCACATGAACCTAACAGATATAGGTAAATATTTTGGACAGGATCATACCACAGTTCTACATTCTATTGAAATGAAAAAACAACAGAAAAGATTTTGGTCTCCAGAGCAATCGTTATGGCAGGAGTTTGAGAAACTTATTAATTAAGTTCTTGCGTAGTTAGGTCTTTTATTTTTTCTAGTTTTTCTTTCAGCTTTCTTTTTTCTTGATACTGCTGCTGCTCTTTGACTTGCAGACATTGATCTTGCTTTAGCTGCGGGTACACACTTAGGATAGTTCTTTCTTTTTTCCCCACCGCTACGACCACACTTAGGGAAGCCACCGCCTTTTTTTCTATTGGCGATGTCAACCCAATTCTGTGAAGTCCATTTTCTTAGAGACATTACTTTCTTTTTTTTCTAGTACCTTTAGGTTTTATTCTGCCAGAGCATACACCACTTGCATACATATTAGCATACGCAGATGGATATACTTTAAATTTACGCTTGGCAGCAGCCTTACCTCTAGCACAAACTTTAGCCATTACTTTTTCTTTTTAGCTTTAGATTTTTTAATTTTATTTTGTAAGAATTTTGGTAAAGTTTTTTGTTTAGCTGTTAGCTTACTTTTACCTTTTGATTTACCATACATAATTGTTCTCCTTTTGTTGTTTCATTTTTACCACACAGTATTTGTCAAAGCAACTACCATCTTTACCATCATGGCAAAAGTATTGCTTCTTATGGGTAACTATCCAACCTCCTGCATCACTCATGAGCATCTTCTTGCACCACACACAGTAGCCACAAATTAAAGATTGTTCAGTAGGTTTCTTCCAACCTTTTTTCTTCATTTCTTTTTCTTTTTTCTTTTACTAAAATTAGTAAAATCAAAAGTAAAAACATTATCTACTTTTTTAAATTGATTATCTATCCAACCACAAAATTTATAAATTAATCTATCTAGCATTTCCATCTTCTTCTTGCTTGTCTTATTCTAGAGTTAGGATCGTTCCTAGTTTTAGCTGATGATCTTTTAAGTTGACCTAATGATCTTGCACAATATGACTTACGTCTTTTAGCAGCTTTAGATCCTGCTTTAACTTTACCAGTTACTGCTGTCTTCAATTTAGAACCTGGATTAGCTCTTCGATATGCTCGAACACCTTTAGCGGTCATACCAGCTCCAGACTTTGTAGGTCTGTAGTTTGCGTTCTTACCTTTAGTAGTTTTTCTGATAGCCATAATTATTCTTCTACTATTTTTTTAATTGATTTACTACCATCTATATTATCTTCTAATTCAGCTTGTACTTTACCACACTTATATTCAATGTTATCTCCTGTGTTTGTTCTTTCAGCAAGTCTTTTGCCTTTTAAACAATCTGACATTTTGTTTTGGATTCTATGTTCTTGTAACTCTCCAGCAACAAACATACAAAGAGCCACAACTGTGCTAATGACTGTTTCCATTTTGTCTTACCTTATCTTTTAAATCTTCAATATCTTCTAATGCTTTTTTTAACTGTGCTTCTATGTGATCTAGCATAACTTGTGTATGGATATTCTTATCTAAAAGTTCTTGATGCTTCTCTACAGTTTCGTATAAATCCTCTAATAAAAGATATTGTTCTTTATCAGTTGTAGTTTGTTCTGACTTTTTAAGTAGATCAGAGTTCATTAATTCTCTTGATGTCTCAAGGGATGTAAGTCTAGCAGTAACTTCTGTGTAAGCAAAAATACCCATAGCGACACCAATAATAATTCCAACCATATTTTTAATTGGCATAGCAACAGATGTGTTCTCAGATATTTTCATCTAGGTGGTCCTCCAAAGAAAGCAAGAAGTACAAATAGAATAATTAATGTAGCTGTAAAATAATAATTCATATAGGCATACTCCATCATTATCTACCTTGACCTTTGTATCTTCTAGTACGTTTTTGACGTTTCTCACCTTTGCTCATAGATTTTTTATGTTGACCTGGTCCACGCTTTTTAGGTTTATCTCTAGGTATAAAGTGTGTAAACTTTTGTTTTGCCATTACTTCTTCTTCTTATATTTCTTTTTCTTTTTCTTCTTACCAGTTTGCTGCGATAACATAGTTACCTTTTTACTGTATTGTTGTGAATAATTTTTACTGATCATTTCTTACCTTTAAATATTTGTGTACCTTTAATCCCATAAATACTAGCCACAACAAGAATCCATAAATTTGTAAACCAACTGGGAAGCTGTTGGAATTGTTCAAAGAACTCTTTTATCTTAGAAGCTGCACCAGGATCATCACTAAAGACTCCATACGCAATTACTAAAATTGGCAGCGTTAGCACGATTAATACGAACTCGTCTTTCCAATCCGATTGTCTTGCTTCTAATAACTTACCACTATACTCAAGCTCACCACTAGCCATCTTCTCTGCGTGTTTAGCTTGTGCATTAGCCATCATCATTTTAGTTTCTTGTTTCTTTTTATAAATATGACTACCAGCATTTACCGCTAGTTTAATAGCACTTAACCACATCTTATATCTCCAATTATAGGTTTATATTTCGTCTTACCATCTTCTTTGTAAGCTCTCAAGAATTGTTTTCTTGGTTTATCTGTTACACTACAATGAACCCATCCGCTTGAAGGCTCACCGATTGTGTAGAACTCAAGGATCATTTGATCCCACCCTTCAATATTATCTTTTATCCAGTAAGCAAGATCAGCATTATCTGTACCTGGAACTTCAAAATCTACTGCTTCAGCTTTAGCGTGTTGGCTATTGATTGAACTACCTATCTTAACACATAGCTGCTCACTACGAAATCCAGAGGTAATAATTACTGGACCAAACTTATCTCTAACTGGTTGCAGCAAGGTCTCGCAAAGGTTTTGTAGTTTAGTAATCTGATCTGAGTTAGGTTCATTAGGTATACCCAATCTAATTGCTGTGTCTGATTTAGTTAGTTCTTGTAGTGTAAAATTCTCTGATAATTTCATTCGTATATAATCCTTACATTAAGTTTCTTTTGTTCTTTAGTTGTACCTCTACATATAAATGATCCTTTAAGGTTTCTTTTATATCCATCTTTTGCAGTATAACTGTCAACTTTCCTATAGTTCTTAGATTTAACATCATAAGCAGTATACTCACCTGTGGTCATATTTAAAGTAACAATATCTACTGGACCAAGACCACCAACTGGCGTAAACACTATTAAATTAGGATCTTCAGCAAGACGCAGCTGTGCTTTTAATTCTGAGGTTAGACCAGTAACTGCTTTCTTTCTTCTAGCCATAAAGACCTTTAGAGTTAAAGTTTTTCAAATAAAATAATGATGATAGTAAACATACCACCTATTAAAGCTGACATAGCATAGTATAGATGTTTCTTAATATCTTTAATCTCTGATTCAATGTTATGAATTTTTTGGTGAGTTTGTTTCTGCATAATACGACAAAGTTTTTCGTGTGATTCTATTCTTTCTAAAGCAGTATTCTTAGGCATTTTTACCTTTATGTTCATTACAAAAATAAGTTACATATAATTTTTCTTTATTAAATTTTTCAATATTTTCGTTAGTAACTTTAATCGTTGCTATCGCACCTGCTTTAGTACAATCTGTCCAGGTATTAAAATGTATTGGTGGTACTGTTGTATTGTTGCATAAACCTGTGATCGCAGAGCAGATAGTATAAGCTAAAACAAATTTCATAATTACCTTGCTTCTAACGAAGTTAGATTCTGGATGTTTATGTGAGTAAGTACGAACATAATCATCTAGCAGTTGTTGGTATGCCTGTTGATGAAACAAATGGGGATTCTGCAAATGCCATGTAGATGTATGAATCTCCAGAACCACCTAATTCGGGTGAAGAAGATAAAACTCTAAAACCATTACTAAAAAAATCATAATATCCAGCACTATCAGTTGCCTCTGCGTTGCTTAAATTAGGAAATAAAACTCTTTGAATATCATTACCACCTACTGCATCATTTCTTTTGTTATCTGCTAACCACCAATTTCCTGTTCCATTTGTTCTTTTCACAAATACAAAAGCTGGTTTGAATCCAGTATATACGAAAGTATTATTACTTGCATTTCCATTCCCTGTATATGAGCCAAACTTAGAGTAGCCTTTTTTCTCTGCGAAGCAGTAGGCTATGTAAGTATTATTATTAGTATTAGTATGGTTTCCACCACTTGTTGCTGAAACTGTAAATACTGTTGAGGTAGGAGTAACACCACTTTGACCAAAAGCATAAGTTCCACTAGCTTGTGCATTAGTTTCATTTAATTGAAGTACATTATTCCAACCTAAAGATGTGCTAGATGTTTGCCAACCACCAGCATTATTTCTACATTTAATCATAATCATATTTGGAGCAACTCCTAATCCATGACCAACCTTTGCTGTATCATTATCATTTCCATTTCCTGTATAAGACACAATACTAAATCCAGCAGTAGTGTTAGCAGATACAGAACTTGTTATGCTTCCATCTGTGTTTGATGATGCTGTGCCACCAGCTAACCAGTTCCATGATGCAAAGGTACTTCCATTTTTATTTATATTTGCAAAACTACCCATAGTCCAACCATCACTATCAAAAGCTGTTAATGATGATGAATTAGTATTTTCTACTGCTGTACCATTAGACCTTATGTCTTTAGTTACACCTCTTACAGAATCATACAATATATGTTCTTCTGCAAATGACCTAGATTTTATCCAAACCCAATCTGGTTGAAATCCTACTCCTGTTATGGATTGTGTTGAGCCATTACCAGTATATAATTTTGTGTTGAAGTACAAAGTCGGATCATCAATAGAAGTATATGCCATTATAAATTTCCTTTTATTTCATTAGAATTTTGCATTGTATCTAAATATGTAAATAGATTCAAATATTTTTGTATCTTTATTTTAGTTTTATATTTTCTTTGAGATATGCTCATTTTAAGTCTTGAAACATCACTATATTTTTTCCCTAATTTTTTTTGTTTCATTTTCTCTATTGTTTCTGGTTTATGTTTCTTACCAAATAAAATATGTTTTTTACCTTTTTTAGCTTCACTTAATTTTCTTCTATGTTCTTCACTAAATTTTTTTCCATAATTAGGATTATTTTTTCCTTGAAATCTTAATGATTTTTTTAGTTTAGTTTCTGGAGAATCTTTACGACCTTTTAAAGATTGATAAAATTCTTTTCTTAATACACCAGCAGTTCTGCTATGTAATTTATATTTTCTTTTACCATATCGCATAGTACTCATAGCATTAAAACTATAAAGCATCTTATGTTTTGCTTGACCTTTAGTAAATTTACATAAAAGCATATGAACTATAAAATGTTCTCTAGCAGTAAGTTCTACTAAATTTTTTTGATTGTCTTTACCACCTAAACATCTTGGCAAGATATGATGTTTTTCTTTATAAGTTGATATAGTTCTATTGTTTGCTTTTTGGATTATAGAATCATACCAAGATTTATATTTATTATTAATAAACATAGCATTAACCATATTCGGCTAAATTTTTTGTGTTTAAAGAATAATATCCACTAGGTACTGCATATTCAAAGTTTCCATAGCCATCTCCATCTGTGTTGCCTGATGAGATTGTGAATGGTGGGTTGCCAAAGTTTGCCTCAAATGTAGATGAAGTGTTATGAATATTTGCAAATTGGGGATACCAAACACCATCTGCTGGAGAAGAATCTATTGCTAAAGCACCTGTTCCTGTTGCACCAGATGTAGGTACTCCACTATTTTGAAATACACCATTTTTAGAAAAGTACAATTTATTATTATCTAAATCCATAGCTACACCAATAATATCTCCTGTTGTATAAGTATCACCATATGCAGTACCTGTACTTCCATATATACTTTTTCCATCATGTCCAGAATAAGAAATAACTTTTGAATTTCCAGAATAAGGTGTAAAATTTGAAGCTGTTGCAAGTTTATCTGCAATACCAATAAATTCGTAATTAGATCCAGAAGCAGTAACTTTTATTTCCCAATACCATTTTCCTGTAGAAACAGCTATTGTGCCTGTTAAATAACTTTCAACTGAACCACTTGAAACTACCTTTAGATTTCCTTCTGATAATGTTCCATTAAAATAATAATTTGCTAAAGCATTTAATGTAGCAAAATTATTAGTACAAGTATCAGTAGTTTGGTCTATGCTAGTTAAATTATTTACAGTAAAGTTATTTCCATTACCAGATACATCTGCACCTAGACTACCAGAGTTTTCAAAGTCTAAATAGAATCCATTTGTGCCAAAGGTTAAACCAGATACATCTATTGGTTTCCAAATGTTTGTATCTTCGTCAAATTCTCCAAATGATGTTGGGGTAAGTTGTTGTCCGTCAATGAAACATACTTCTGACATGTAGCCGTCAAAATATTGTGAGTTATCTTGCCTTCTTCCAATAGTATGTAATTGATTGCTGTTAATCCAAAAATCTTCATTCTGACTACCATATAACTCTGTTGAAAAAGAAGTTTCTTGAACACCATTAATATAAATTTTTGCTCTACTACTTCCTGTTGCTTGTGTTGTATCAACAGCTACTACTACATGATACCAAGCTGACAAATCTCTAAATATTCTGTTTGTTATTAAATTAATAGTAGGACTTCCACTAGGTGCGTTATATAATTGAAGTCTATAATCCAAACCACCACCCCAACTTATTGTAGATTGATTAGTTGCTGTGCTTCCATCATAAGATGTAAATAATCTATGAGCACCTGTTAAAACATTACTTTTAATCCATGTAGAATAAGTCCAAGTTTTTCTATTACTAGCACTTGCGGGTGTTCTTGTTAAATAATCAGAACTCCCATCATCAAATCTTAATGAGTTAGCAACTTCATAACCACCAGAGATAGTGTTAGCTGGTATAATAATCATTAAATCTCCAATGTTGGAAATTCTACTAATGGTCTTGTGATAGAACCATCTTCTTGCTCTGTGTATTCGTATAATGCTTTTAGTTCATCAACATTAGAACAGTTATTAATAGCAGTTTCCATTTCATTAGACTTAGATCGAACATCTGCTCTAAAGGATAAGATATTTGCTGGTACATCATAATCAGCTACCTCTGTTGATTTTGTAATATACCAATCTGTAGGTGCAAGTAATCCACTTGCCTGATCTTTAACTATTCTTTTCTTATCAGTTTTTAAACCATAATTAATAACTTGGTTGCCATCATCATCTAAAATATTATTACCATCTTCATCTACTGCGTTTTCGTCTTCTAATCTTTTAGCAGTTGCAGTTCCCCAAGATTTAGTAACTTGACCATCTGCAAAATTATATTGTTCGTTTGTGTTATTGTAATATGCTGGGTCTTTGTAATTAGTTGAATCAGTTATAACTTCATATAATCCTATTGCTTCTTTTTCAGCTTGTGTCCAAAATTCAAATATTTTAGCTGGGTATCTTACATCTCCAACTACAATAGATTTTGGATTATTAATGTATTGTGTAATATTGTTATCTTCTACTATTGCGTACATATTTTAACTTTCACTCATGTTTAATGTTCTACCTACTTCTTGCCATACAGCACCATTGTATCTGAATACTAATATATCAGTTTTACCATCTGTTGAAGTAAATGTTGGTGCAGTTGATCCTGCAAATTCAAATATAGTATTAAAAGCAATAGTGTGTGAACCATTGTAATTAATTTCTAAAACAATAAACGCACCTTCAACATTATTAGTGGGTGCAGAGAATGTAGTGTTTTCTGTTGTAACATGAACTGCGTTTGGTTTTGCAGAAGAATCCCAAGCTACAGCATTTGATGATGAGGTAAGTGAGGATTGTGCAACATTAGCTGCTACAGCAAAAGAAGAAATCCCAGCAACACCGAGAGTACCAGTTAAACTAACATTTCTTATTCCAGTATAATCTTTATTACTATCAAGAACAACAGCTTTACTAGCTATTGCTGTTCCTGTTCCAGTTGATCCTAAATCTAAAGCGTTTACTTCTCCAACAACTACAGTTGCTCCATCTAAAATATTTAATTCTGTTGCAGTAGAAGTTACTGCTACATCTTCATTTATTTTAGGAGCAGTTAAAGTTTTGTTTGTTAAAGTTTGTGTACCAGTTAATGTTACAACACCAGTAGAACTAATTGCAGCGTCTTGCCAAGCTGAACCAGAATAAACACGAAGAACATCATTGGTAGTATTAAAATAAAGCATACCTGCAGCTAGAGCATCACCATCATTATCTGTAGATGGATCAGAAGATTTAGAACCTAAGTAAATATCATCAAAAGCATCAGCTGAAGCGGCAGCTTCTGTAGCTGAAGTTGCAGCGGCAGTAGCAGAGGAAGCAGCGGCAGTAGCAGAGTTACCAGAAGTTGTGGCAGAGTTAGCACTAGCAGTAGCTGATGTTGCGGCTGCGGTTTCACTACTAGCGGCAGCAGTAGCACTTGAGGCGGCAGCGGAAGCTGAAGAAGTTGCAGAAGCAGCGTCTACTATTAAATCCCATTTAGCTGAATCTGTATTTGTTGTAAGTGGTTGTGAACCAGAAGATGTATGAGCTGTGTTAGCTAAAAAAATATTATTGGTAGATGTGTCTTTTACTAAATCTCTTGCAGCATAAGAAGTTGATGCAGACCAATTACCTCTGAATGTTCCAAGTTCCTGTGTAACAGTAAGCTCACCATTAGCGTCAAATCCTAAAACTTTACTAGCTCTGTCTGTAGCACCTACAGTAAACTCTGTAGATGTCATTGTGTTTGTTCTTGATAATTTAATTGATCTATCTAATTCTTCTTGAACCTGTTGAGTAGTCATGGTTGCACGATCCAAACCCTCTTCATGTGATTCCGCAGGGAATGGATCATTAGCGATATAATCTATCGCTTGAGTTTGCGGAACTTCTCTAATGATCACAACTGTTTCACCAGACGCTGGAGTATTACCAGATGTGAAAGTTATTGAACCTCCACTAGCATCTCCTGCACCAGCTACTGTATAGTGAGTAGTTAAAGTTTTAACAGTTTCAGTTCCTGTTGATGATCTAATAATTACAATTAAATCTGAGTCCGCAAATATTTTAAAACCATAAGCAAATTGGGTTGTACTCCCATTACCAGAGTAGGAATTTTTTACTGTAGTTGAAGATACTGTCATGTTGTTTTACCTATATTAAATTACCTAATCATTGTCTAGTTTTATTGTATAAACATCTTTATTGTAATATTGATTTATAGCTTCTTTTGCACCATTAATCATATCTTTTAACACAATATTTATTAAATACAATTTTTCTTCTGGATTTTTAGTGCCTTCGTTAATATTTCTTATAACCTCTTCTTGAACTTGTAAAGCTCTGTATGCTTTTTCTAATGCTACCCAATTTGCAGGCAATTTATCTTGTTCTATTTTTGCTTTTTCTATTTCACCTCTATTTTCTAATATTCTTTTTGCATTAATTCTTTTCATAACAGGTTCATATAGTTTTCTAAAATCTGTTATAGGTTCTGCATTTCTGTCTGGATTTTTTATAAATATTGCTTTTATAATAGGATATTCAGATAACATTTTTTTTCTATTATTTGATCTATCTACAATACCAGCTGCATCCAATAGTGAATCTGATAATGTTAATACATATCCACCTATTCCACCTGTCCAACCTCTCCAAGCATTTTCTAAAACTAATGGTGAAGAAAAAGCAGAAAAATCATCTCCATTTAATTTTCTAATTAATCTAGCTATTAATTTCATTGTTTCAGAAGTAAAATCTGTATATTGATATTCAGATGGTACATTTTTTAATCCAGCAGGAATAATAGGTCTATCAAAGAAAAAACTTCTATTATTTTTAGTTTCAAAATAAGGTTTAACAACATCTGGTATAGGAATTAATCCTTTAAATGTTTGTACTCCAACTGCATCTTTAAATTTTTCTAATGCTTTGGGGTCTTGATCAAAATAATAATCTAAAAATCTTTCTGCACCAGTTCCAAAAATTAAACCTATTTCAAATGGTTTTGCTATTGGATAATATGTTCCATTAACTCTAATATTCCAAAACAAATCTTTTCTCCATTGAGGTAATGATTGATAATCTGGATCATCATGGTTACGCATCCAAAGTAATACAGATGGCAATGTTACATACATAAAAGTTTTTGCAAGAGTTTGTGCAGGTCTATCTTTAAATGCTTTAACAGTTTGATTTAAACCTTGTATTCTAGCATTAAAAAAAGCAGAAATTTGATTAAGACTTTGAATTGACGCACCCATTCTTCTGTAGTCTATTGGGTTGTCTCTTGTTTCAACAGATGCTTTTCTTATAGCATTTTTTTCTGATAATCCTTTTTTTAAATTTCTTTCTACAGCATATTTAAAAACACCTTTTCTGTTAATACCTTCTGAAAATTCTGTATATATTCTAAAAAATTCTGGTAAATTTTTAATTATATTAGTTGGTCTAGTATTAGTAAAATATTCTTTCATTGATTGATTAAAATAAGTTCTATCAAATGTTACAAGTGAATTTTGTAATGCTTCTGATCTTTGATATTTTTCTGATATTTTGTCGTAACCTGTTTTTCTTGATAGTGGATTTATAGTCATTGCTATACCTGTTAAAGTTTGTGCAAAAGGAGGATACCAACCTTTACTTAATATAGCTCCACTAACAGCATCTCTTGCTACGTTATTGTATATAAATTCTCCAGCACCAGTAGCACCAGCTCTTAATGTTCTTGATGGTATTGAAAAAAAATTTGCAATATGTTGAAATGTAGTTTTATCAAACATCTTAGTAGGTCGTGCAAAGGCTTCACCTACTTCCCAAACTTCTCTCTTACCATTTCTATATACAACTATTTCTGAATCTTTTAATAATCCAGATTCTTTTCTAAAAACAGAAAAACCTTCTGCTACAGATGGTTTTAAATTGGCAGGGTTATCAACAACTGATTCTAATTCTTTAGCTGAAATTTTTGTTTCTTTAGTTCTTTTAACTGAAAGTTGAACTTCTGGAAAAAAATCTGGATTAACTTTTCTTACTTTTTCAATCATTTCTATAAATGATAAATTGGCTTCGTTTCTTTTGGCAATAGTAATATAAGTAGATATATTATTGTATACACTTTCAAATGGATCTACTATTTGTCTTTTACTACCTTTAAAAAATTTTAAAGGGTTTCTAACATTTTTAGAAAAATTACCTCTGCCAGAACCATCAACAAAATCTCTGTAAAAAGGAACAAAATCTTTATTAGCTTTTAATGCAGCTTGATAAGTTTCTTTAGGTATAACACCAGCATCATATAAATATTTTAAAGATAGTTCAGAAGTTTTAACAACCTCTCTAAATGGTGCTTCAAGTTTAGGATTTTCTTTTACAAATTTTTTTGCAGCTTTAATATTTACACCTGTTTCAAGTTTTTGAGAACTTTTTTCTATAGCTCTTTTAGAAATAGAATACCTAATAAAATCTTTATATAAATCTGTATTATTTATTTTATATTTTGTAAATATTGATTTTAATGCTGGTCCTACAATTTCTCCTGTTTTATAATCTATTGCACCTTTTTCAATAAAACTTTCTATTGGACCTTTAACACCATGTAGTAGTTGAAAATTTTCATAAGGAGAAATTTCTTTTTCATACTTAACACCAAATTTTTCAGCTTGTTTTACAGCTCTTTTATATACATGGTTTTGATCTAAAAAATTATAAAACAAATCATCTACAAAACCTTTTGTATCAAATGTTCTTTGTTTAGTTTCGTAAGCAATACTTTTGTCTAACTCTGCTCTAGTTTCGTCAATAATTTTATTAGGTTTATCTTTTGTACTTATTGGTTCTAATTTAATATCTTTTTCTTTTATAGAAACATCTCTATATGCTCTCGGTATCTTTATATTTGTAGAGTTTAAATCTTCCCATATTGTTCTGTCTTGTATTAAATCTTCTATAATATTTACAGGTTTTTTACCTGTTTTTGTAGATACATTTTCTAATTTTTGTTTTGATGATTTAATATTAAATGGTGCAAATAACAAGTTTGTAATAGCAAAATCTTCTGCTGTTGGTAAGCCATCTCCTAATACAGTTCCTGCTGCAGTATAAGCACTAGATTGAAGTAATGTTTTTGGTATAAAAGAAGTAACTCCTAAAGCTGAAGGTAATTTATAAGCAGCATATAATTTTGCAGCAGTTTTAGCTCCTTCACTTAAACCTTCTTCCATAAATATATCCCACCATTCTGCATAATTTTTAACTTGACCTTTTGCTAATGCTTCTGTGTACATTCCTTGAATAGCACCTGCGGTAAATCCACCGCCTACAACTGCACCTCCTGGTCCTCCAGTAAGTCCACCAATAGCTGCACCTGGAATAAATGTTGGTAGTTCAGCAACTAAACCTACAGCACTTTCTGTTAATTTTTCTAAAAATCCTGTGCCTTCTGGTTGTGGCATATCTACTTCAAAACCAAACTCTCCTGTTGTGTGATACTTTAAGATTTTATTAACACCAGATGCTCCTAATGCTTTTTTTACATATGGTAAAAATTGATACCTTTCATCAGTACCCAGTAAATATTTTTCTATTGCACCAGCTGCATTAACTTCCTTGGGTATATCTTCAATACTTTTCATTTTAGAAAAATTAATATCTTGAAAATTTTCTATTTCTTTTTCTACTTCTGAGGATATAGACTTCCAATAATTTTTTTCATTTTTTCTATCAAAAGGTACAACGCCAAATGCTTCTGTAATTTTTTCTGCAGGTATACCAGCACCAATCATATCTTCTACTTTTCCTTTGCTCCATTCGTTTATTTCTTGAGTAGAAACTCCCGCAGCAGTTAAGTCTTTTATTTGTTCAGATATAACTGTCATAATTTTATTTATTATTTTCTCTATCTTTTTGTAATCTTCTTAAAAATGTTTTAGATGGATTTTCTTGTTTATCATATTCATAATAACCATCTTTATAAGTTATACCTTCGTCAAAAATTCTTGGAATTTCTTCATTATATAAGTTATCAAATTCTTCTTGAGTGATATCACTAGTATCTAATAAATCTTTTCTTAATTTTACTCTACCTGGAAATTTATAATCTAAATATTCTTTTGAATTTAAATAATTTTCAACTGATCCATATTTTTCTTTACTATAAGGAGGTATTTCAATTTTATCACCAGATATTTCAGCAGATTTTTCTGCAATAATTTGTGTAATAGCATCTTTATTTGATTTATAAATTTGTATTAAACCTTTACCTATATAATTTTTGCTAGTTTTATCTAAAAGCTCATCTGCATTTATTCCTTTTTGCAAACCTTCATTAAACCTTAATATCATTTGAGATTGAAAATTATTTAATCTGTTATCTGTTGTTGTATCAATATATTTTAATGAACTTTCTCCCTCAATAGATGGTTGTAATGTTTCTATTACTTTAAATAACTTATTATTGTTAGTCATAAAATCTGGGTTATTTGTGTTAGGTAATAAATAGTTTAAATAAAATCCAAATTCAGCTTTTGATATTCCTTCTCCAACTCTTTCTGTAATACTTTTAGATTCTGTTTCACCAGGTAATGTAAATTTAGTTATATGATCTTTTACTTCTCCAGATAATATTTTTTTTTGTATTTTAAAATTTTTATAATATTCATTAACATTATTAAATTCTTCTTGTCCAACTTTAGTAGATAATTCAGTTATTTGATTTTTAGCATCTAACTCATAAGCATTAGTAGGATCTCCAAATACTTGATTTATTTTTAACAAATCAATAGTTTCTAAAAAATCTGAATCATTAAATAATTTTTGATATTTGTTTACAGATTTTTGTTTATCTTCATTTAAAAATGCTGTTTGTCTATTATTTATTTCTGATGTATTTGTTCTTCTTTTAGTTCTAGCAAAATCTATAATTGAAGCTTTGTCAGCTTTAGATAAAGTTTGCCATTGTTTAATTAAATCTACATTACCATTAAATGTACCATCAACAATTTCTTGATAATCATTTACAAGTTGTGATGTTGTGCTATCTTCATTTAAATTTAATGATGAAGTAAAAATTTGTTTATTATTTTCTAATATTTGACCATCTGCAGCATTAAGTAATTTTTGTTTATCTTCAATAGATAAACTTGTTAATTTACTAATATTTGCTTTTAAAAATTCTGGTTGAGAAACTGCAAGAGAAGCTCCTAAAGTATTTTCTCCAAACTGTAAATAAAGTTTTGCTTGTTTTTTTTTAACACCAGAATCTTCTAAAGTTGTGTCTTGTTCTATTCGTGAAAGAACATTGTTTTTATATACATCTAAATAATTTATACCATTAAGTTTTAATGCTAAAGCATCTTTCATTACAAAATCATCTGTTATTTTTTTAGTTTCTTGAAATTGAGTATTTCTAGATCCCAATAATGCTTTAGTTTTAAATATACCTGCTGTAGCATAAAATTTTCTTTCTAATGCTTTTTTTGTAAAATTATCTAAATCTCCTATTTTATTTGATTGAGCATAAGACCATAATTTATTAACACCATCATCAAAAAAAATTGATGCGTCTCCAGGATTACCATTCGCTTCTGTTTCACTTTGTAATGTATATAAACCTTTAGTTCCATCGTTTTGGTTTACATATAAATCTGATAAAGCTAAAGTTGCTTTATTATCAGCTTCTAATTTTTTTTCTTTAACATATTGATTAACTAAATATTTTTGCACAGGTTGTGTTGCAGTAAATATATTGTTAGATGGAGACATTTTTAAATCAGATACAACACTAGAAGATTCTGTTGTCATTTCTTGTTGAGATGTAAATGTAGGTATTTTTGGCATTATTTATTCCTTGATCTGTTAGAAGATTTGGATCTTACTCTTAAATTACTTCTGCTATTGTTTCTAGGGTTTCTATCTTTATGATCAATATCTTTACCTAATATACTATTACCAAGTTTTTTTTTCATAATTCTTCTTGCAGTATTTCTACCAGCTCTATTCTTTTTTTGTTTTGGTTTAGAATGGTAGTTTTTATATTCTGATTTGTAATTTCTCATAATTATCCTGTCATTGTTAACAAACTTGAACCAGCAGAACTTGCAATTCTAAACTGTTCCATTCTTGAACTCATTCTAGCCATTTGACCTTTTATTCTAGCAAAATTTGCTTCTTCATCTTTTCTAGCTTTTCCTATTTCAGTATTATATTTCATCATTTGAGTTTCTAATTCTCTTTCATATAAATTTGAAAGTTTAATGTTTGCTGCTGTGCCAGATGAAGGATCAACACCAGATTTAGCAAGAGCTACATTTGTGCTGCCTTCAAGTTTTTCAAATGCTTTGTAAAATTTTGCTAAATCAATATTTAATTTATCATCAAGTATTGTTTTTTCTTGCTCTTTAACTAAAGCATTACGATTTTCAACAGATTGATTGAATTTACCTATTGCTCCAGCTTGTTGATAACCTGCAAATGCTGTTGCTCCTACTACTGCTGCCTGCCAACCCATTAGAATAACCTCGCATACATATATTGGTCTGAGCCATCAAAACCCCACTTTCTCATCAGACCTTCTTTTTCTAAACCTAACCACTCTGCAAATCTTTGACCTTCTTTAAAATCTTTTCTAATTGCAGATTGAACTCTAGTAATATTATTTTCTTTAGCAACTCTTGCAAAATCTTTTTTAATTGCTTTAGCTACACCTAGTGGATGTTTCCACATTTCGTTTGTTGCAATTACCCAACCTTCTGCAACTTGACCCCAAATCATTTTCATTCCTGCAGCAAAAATAGGATTGTGATTAACAATACCAGTAAATGCTAAATGATCTTGTACTAAGTTTTTAGCATCACCATCAACATTAATGTAATGTCTATCTGCTTCTAATACCTTGTGGTTCATTTGTTGAGATAAAATAAATTTTCCATGTTGTGCAGTATAAGGCACTATATGTAGTATGTTATCCATCATTTGTTACTAACCTTGGGTATAACGATAAAATTGTAAAAGGTAAAGGTTGAGTTTGTCTAACATAAATAAACCCATCTGTCTCGTAGTTTCCTCTAAATTCTACTTCTTTGTCTCCTGTAAATGGTGGTATACCTTCATCCATTAAATCAGCAGAACTTCTAAAAGGTATTCTTTCCATCTCAGATAAATCTGGTCCAACTTCTACACCAATAGTTTCAAACATTCTAACTGTAATATCAAATATTCTTTTAGTTTTACCTTGAGATGTACCATCTTGTGATCCTGCATCTATTCTCATAGTCTGCAATAAAGAGGTAAAAGATAAACCTACTTTTACATTCTTTGCTGAACGATCTAAAGTTATTGCACCAGAGCTTACAGTTTTATTGGGGTGCGTTGCACCATCTGCCAATATTGAAACAACTTGTCCTTCAAGGTGTGATAATCCAGAAATATTTGTTGCTGGTGAACCACTATAACTTAATGCACTATCTAAAAAATTAAATGATGTATTATCTGTTTCATCGAAATCAAGTTCGTTTAAATATTCAACATATCTTTTAGTTGCACCATTGATGGTTCTTTTAACAATTACCCATGTTTGATATTCTTTGTCGTCTGTAGGAATAACTGCCACACTTTCTGCTACTGCTTTACCTTCGCTAGTTGCAGTTAATCTTGTGCTATCAAAACTTTTAATAGTTAAATATCCTGTTGCTCCATGAGAAGTTTCAGTAATAGTTACTACTGCACTTGATACTGTTGCAGTAAAATCAGCATGAGCATTGATTGCAGTTTTTAAATTAGTTGCTGTAGTATTGTTATTAGTTTCAGTTTTAAATTCATTTGTTCCTGCAGTTCCTGTAGTAGAAGTAAAGTCTACAGTTGTACCATCTGATTTTGTTAAAGTTAATTTAGTTCCATTTGCAATGTTTGCGTAATCAGAAACTGTTAATGTTGCTATACCAAATCTTCCACCAAAGATATGTCTGTGCCAAGCAGTTACTTGTTGTTCTCTTTGATAAGTTAATCCAACTAACTCTCCATCTTCTCTAGTTGCATAAATAATTTGATTGGGTTCTTGTTGATATGCAACTTGTGTTAAACCACCTTCGGTGATGTGTTCGGCAAGGATTGTCATGTCTGGAGCTACATAACCATCTACATCAAAGTTAAAAGCTAGTTCTCTTATTTTTCTTCTAGCACGTTGCAAAAATAGTGTGGCGTTTCCTACAGCAATAGCATCTACATTAGCTGCACCATGGTTAGATTGTTTTTTAATTAATATGTTTGTTGGAGTAATAGCATTATCTGCACCACCTCCACTTACTGCAAACTCACCACCTGCAGTACCGATAATTAAAGTTCTTGTTGCTGTCATAAATCTAATAGCATTAACTTGGTTAGATGCGATTGTATAAATAATTGCATCATCATCTGCAATCGTTCCACCAATATTTGCATCCATGTTTTCGTAATCACCAGACTTTGAAAAATAAACTGTTTGTGGTTGAGATAATGTTGCAGCAAATACTAATCGTTGTTCAAAAAAGGTTACGCAAGAAGGATGACCTGTAGTATCTGAGAACGCACCTAAAGACCAATCAACAGATGAACTAGCTGATCCTGTATCTTTTAATATTTCAACAGTTACTACTGTTGCACTTGTAAATCCTGTTACCTTTGCATAACCATCTCTAAATCTAATTAATCTTCCAACATCTGTTGATGAAAATATATTAGCACTAGCGGTAAAAGTTCTACCAGTTCCTACTGTATGTGCTGAAGATGAAATCGTTGTAGTCGATATATTAGTATCTAAGTATGGACCATTGGTAAAATCTACATCAGTTAAACTCCAAGATGTATGACCTGTTCTAGATAATTTTTCTACTTCATGATTCGGATGACAGATGTACATAACGTCAGCACTCTGTGCAAATTTTAAATCAAATAGTTCTGCTTCTAAGTATGGTGTAGATATTTCGTAAGCTGAACCACCAGATAATATTTGACCATTGTCTTTATAAAATCTTATGTACTGATCACCAAACTCTAACATATAAGTTTGTGTTGTAGAAAATTCAAAAGGAATTAATCTTGTTTTCTTTGTGCTATCTTTTACTTCAGCAACAAAGTCTGTACCTGGTCTACGAGCTGCCGAGCCATGTGGATATACTACTAAGTTTTCTAAGGTTGCACAACCAGATGAATATTTTGCTAAATCATTTCTACCATCTAATCTTGGAGATAACTCACCACCTGTAAAGTTCGTTAATTGAACTGCAACTCTAGCCATAGGTTAGTACCTTGAGTTAATAAATGTACCTGCGTCTATTGCGTCTGTCATACCTAGATCCTGTTCTATGTTTTGACCTTCAGTTGAATCTACAAATCTAGCATCTCTTAATTTATCTTGAAATAGTTGATACATATTTTGAGCTGTTTGATTATTAGAAGTAACTGCAAAAGCAATGTCAGCACCAAGCGATGCAGATAAAGTTTCTCTTAACAACTCATCATATTCATTGGGATCAGTAATTCTAGCAACATATAATATTTTCATGCTAGATGTATTAGATAATATTTTTCTACCTTCTACTTTGTAATTAGAATCATAATCTAATATTCTAAGTAGTCGTAAACAATCTGATGGTAATGTGTAAGCATTACTAAAACCCCATGCAGGAGCTGTAGTGTCTGCTGCTAGTTCAATTCTTTTCTGTAAGCAATTCCAAGGGTGTGATCTAAACACACCATCTCTTACTTGAGTGTATCTTGAATTACAAAGTCTAGCGTTTTTTGAATCTTCTGTAAGTGAAAGTATAGTTGTAGCACCAAGTTGATTTAATGCTCCATTACAAATGTCTACTACTGATGCCATACTATTTCCTTAATATATATTTTCGTCTTATCTGTCTATCTTTTTCTAATCCCCAAATCTCATGTTCAGTTCTTTCAAGTTTTGCATCAAAACCATGATGCACTTTACCTGTATTTTTAAACCTGTCTACCAATACATATCGGTAAACATAGTTACCCTTCCTTAAATGTAATATTGTTTTTAAATCTTTAATCTGTTTCATAAAAAGATGGGGGATTACTCCCCCACCCAATATTAGTAATTAATCTACAACGTACATCATAGTTAATTGAATAGTACCAGTACCTGCAGCACCACCCATAGTTACTGAAACAGGAAGTCCATCCTTATCAGCGTCTACAAGTGAGTTTTCACCTAATGCAATAGTGTTTGCAGCGTTAACTGCAGTTGCAGAAGTAGAAGCAGCAGCCGCTTTATAAGCAGCAGCTGAAGCACTTACAGCAGTACCAGCGGCATTATTGTGAGCAGCGTAACCAACTGACAAAGTAGTTGAACTACCTAATGCGTCATGTGCTAATCTACCAGAAATGATTCTTGCACCATTTGGTAAATTAAACATTTGAATCACATCACCAGATGCTAGAGAAGATGCTTCATACTCTGCATGAGCAACTCTAACTCTACCACTTAGTTCAGTAGTGTCTATCTTTTCGGAAGGTACGTTCTGATCCCATTTAGTCTTTTGTATCGAATAAACTGTCGCCATATTAATATCCTCCTATTACGCTTCTTGACATACTATACCAAGAACTTTAGCTTCTTCCATTCTAGTAGCACCGATTGATTGGCAGTAGTAAACTTGAGTAGCGTAAGATTTGTCTGCTCTTTCGTCTATTCTAGCTGATACGTCTTTTCCAATCGCAAGAGTGATTCCATCTTGTGCGAAAGCTATGCAAGTTCTGTCATTGCCAGATTTTGCAAGTCTGTTTGATACAGTAAATTTAAACCCAAGGAACGAGTCGATTTCACCCTGTACTAATGCTTTTACAGTATTGAAATCTGAACTTGTTACTTCAGTAGTTGATAAAAGGTTTGTGATTTGCTCTGGTCCCACAACGATGTGTCTTGGGATTGAAGGGTCAACACTAGCTAAATCAAAAGTCTGCTTAGCAGTTCTTAACTTAGCGATTGTTAAACCAGCTCCACCTGCAGCGATTGCAGTTTGAGCAGCAGTTGAAGTTGCACCAGTTTCGCCTGTGAAAGCTGTACCAGTTGCAGCTGCAATAATCACATCATCCATTGCTCTACCCATTGCCATAGCAGCAGCTTGAGCATAAGATGAAGTAGGATCAATTAAGAGTCTTACTTTGTCTTGTTGATCAATAAGATCAGCAAATTCATAATCCGCAAGAGATACTCTTCTTCTTGAGTGAGGAGTGTCTATTTGTGGAGTGTCTGAATGTCTGCTAGTTTTTAAAACAGCAGTTACTGAGCCAACTTGATCGAAGAAAGCATTTTTACCTGTAACACTTTCAACTCTGACTTTGTCTCTTAATAACGATCCCATTTGTTGAGATAGCATTTGTATGTTAGCAGAATACTGCTGTACAAAAGCTGTAGTTATTTGTGATGACATATTTGTCTCTCCATATTATTGTTGATTTAAAATAATCAGAAAGGTTCTCCACCAAATGGTAGGCATCTCTTGCATTTAAAGTCTGTTAGACTAGAGTCTTTCCTTCTTGTCTGTAAGGTTCTTGCGAATTGTCTTACTATTTATCCACTTATAATAAATGTCTGCGGTTGGCAAGGGATTATTTTTCTGCATTTCAGAACCTGTTTCCTTTATCAACCGCAAAATTTCTAAGCGAATTTCTTTATCATTAAGGTGATTATCATTTTGCATTTAACATCTCTCTTAAAGTATAAACTTGTTGTACTACCTTATCATGATCTGGGTGCATTCTGTTCCAGTATGGACCATTCTTATCATTAGATAATGCTGCAATTTCAGATTCAATATCTTTAGTAGTATTTGTATTTTCACTTTCAGTACCAAGAATTTTATCCTCTGACATCATGTTTGCTATCTTTGCAAAACCTTTTATAATTTCTGGATGATCTCCAACTCTAGTACCATTTGATAAAGTCATATCTAAAACTTCTGGATTAATATTAGCTTTTGCTAATGCACCTGCTTGTTTAACTTTACCTTCAAAGTCTCTACCCCACTCTTGTCTCAACTGTTGCTCAGCTTGAGCTTGTGCAGTTTCAGTATCAATCTTTGATTGTTGAGCTGTGCCTTCCATATTATTTTTATAGAACTCTAAAATACCTTGAGCCTGTTTATTGTTTAAACCTAATTTGTGAGATTGTTCAGCAAAAGATTTAATTGCATTTTCATCTAAACTAACTACTTCAGATTTTACATCTAAAGAATATTTATCAGCAGATTCTGGTCTACCAAGTTTAGAGTAAACTTCATTCCATTGATCGTCTGTTGAATTATTATTTGGTATAACAACTTTATCTTGACCAATCATTTTAGTTGCGTTGATGTAGCTTTTTGCTAACGCATCTATCTCAGTAAATTTTTCTATATTAGGATCAGCTCTGTACTCTTCACTAATAGAATCTTTCCAAGAGGTTTGTGGTGCAGGAGTATCTGCTTTTGCAACTGGAGTTGGTGTTGCTGTGGGTTGTACTGTTTCTGTAGTCGTTGTTTCTACAGGCACAGTTTCCTGTGTTATCTGTTCGCTTGACATATTATTTTCCTTTATCTTTTCGTAGCATTGATTTAATAAATAGAAGAACACTACGTTGTCCTTCCATGTATGCACTCTCATGGCTATCACCTTTTACATTAGTGGTAGAATGATAATGACATCTTTTTTCAAGATCGACCAAGACCTCTTTGCCTTCGTCTGTATTGAATATGTATTCGTAATTTTTTCTTAACCCTTCTATAAGTTTTTCTAACTGTTTATTTGATTCCATACTATTCCACTTCAGCATTTGCTACAGCTTTTGCTTCTTCTGGCAATGCTTTCGCTAGTGGTGCTATATCTCCTCCTGCTTGTGCTACTTGTTGTAGCTGTTGCATTTGTTGCATTTGTTGTTGTTGTTCTTGTGCTTGTTGTCTTTCAGCATTAACTTGATTTTGTGATTTCAATAATTTTTGTGGCATACCAACTATGTCTGCTAAGTGTTTAACAAGATTATCAAAATTAACATAATCAAATACTGGTGATACATTTGCAAGGCTACCTAAGATTTCTATTGCTCTCATAATAGATTGTAGCTCTGTAGATTTTTGTGCTTTAGCAAGTGGAGATACATATTCAATTTCTATATCTCTGCCAGACAAAAATTCTGGTGCTTGTACAAAAACATTGTTACGAAGTAATATATTAAACACTCTATCAATTAATGGTTTTAATAATTCTGATTGTAGTCTACCTAATACTGGACCAAGCAATCTCATCTTCTCTTCGTTTCTTTGGATAACTTCTGTTGCTGTCATTTGTGGACCTTGTTGCATCATAAGTTGATTGACATAGAACACAGCTCTGATTGCATCTCTTCTTTGCTCTTCCATATTTAAACCTAATGGATTGTTTGCACCAATGTTTAATGGTTCAATTCTATCTCTAGTACCACTTCTATAAAAGTTTAGTCCACCAGGTACAGTTCTTACAGGAAGTAGGAAACCATCATCTGGAACTAATAGTGGTGGGTCTACTTGTTTCTGTGCAGCTTTAATTGTAGTCTTTGACATTTCGTTTAGCATCTTAACGTCTGGCAAAGCTGTCATTGCAGGTGATCTACCATAGATTTCGTTTGATGCTTTTAAGTATCTTGGTACTACAAAAGGAAACTCTTTGAATCCAGAGATTGATAATTCATTTGCATTTTTATATTCTAAGTAAACAGATTCAAAAGGCATATTCTCTTTGTCTTTTTTCTTAGGATCAAAGTCTGATCTTGGATAAACTGCGTGTAATATTTCTACTTCTTGATAAGGATCTTTTTTAAAAATCCCTTGAATATCTGATGAAACATTATCGCCAAATTTTTGTACCGCAGCTCTAGCAGATATTTTAAATCTTCTAAAGATTGTATCAATTCTACCTTTGTCATTCTCTGCAATAAATACTTCGTTGATATGTCTTGTTGAAAATTTAATTATATCTTCATCATCTTCTTCAATAAACATTGCAGCAGTTCCAAATGTAATTAGATCATGATACAATTCAAATATTTCTTGTTGGAAGTTTGATCTGTTAAACGCTGTGTACATTGCGTCTGTTGCAGACTCTAACCAAATCTTTGCTTCTTCTTCGTTGTCAACATCTTCGTCTTTGAATCTTAGGGTAAACCAAGGTGTGGATGGGTTTGTTAGCATACCATGTAATGATGCTGCTAATAACTCTACTGCTTGTATGGGTGATGAATCAAAAATTTGCTCCATTCTTTTATCCCCTCTAGCTCTAGTCTTAGTTACATCTGCTTTTCTTGGTTGCATATAATCTGCAACCTCTTGCCAATGCGTTTCCCAGTTTTGCCTTTGACCTTCTAGCTTTTCATATCTTGATAATAAATTTTTACTTAAATCTGTTCTTGCCATTATGATCCTAATAAACTTGGTTTGCCTAATGTTAATTTTTCATCTGTTATGCCTTGAGAGGAAGTTAGTGTCATTATTGATCTACCTCTTGCTTTTGATTTTTTCTTTCTAGTATAAATATCATCTGCGTCTGCATCTGTTGCAGAACTTTGATCTACCTCAACTTGTGTAGGTGATGTATCTACCTTTGGTGTTTCTGTTACCTTAACTGTAGGTTGATTACCACCTCTATTTTCTCTTTGCATTCTTTCTGCATCTTCTAAGTTTTGTTGATTTGTAGTTTTAGTTTTAGTTTTAGTTTTAGTTTTAGTGTAACCAAATTTAGTTTTTGTTTTTGTGCTTGATGCTGTACCAAATGGTGTTTGAGTATCTTTACCACCACTATCGTTTGAAGTTCCTGCTGGTCCTGCTCCCATATTATTCTCCGAATGTTAGTGATGAAGTTGTTTCTGATTTTGTTTCTCTTGTTTCAGATTTAACTTCTGGTTTCTTTTCTTCAACCAAAACTAAAGGCTCTTCTTTTTGCTTAACCTCTTTTTCTGCTTTTGGTTTTTTTTTAAAAATCTTTTTAATTTTCTCAAACATTTATTTACCTAATAAAGTTTCTAATTGTTCTTCTTTAGATTCTTGTACACCAAGAGGTGAAGTAAGTATGGTAGACTTTCTACCTCTTCTTTTTCTCTCAACCGCTGCCTGTTCTTTTGCAATCGCTTCTTTTTCCTCTGCTGAAATTTCTGCTTCTGGTGGCTCTGGTGCAGGTTGCACAGGTGGTAGTGGTGGCATTTTTGGTTTGAATATTGATCCCATAATTATATAATCCTATAACTATTATCTGCTACACTTTGTGGAGCAGTTTGTCTAGTATTAATTTCTTGTAGTCCAACAGACAAGTAACGCATTGCATCACAAGCGTGTGAACTCCAATCATGTACAGGTTTCGATCTGAACATTCTGTTTTTGTCGATGTACTTCCTGTGGTAATGTCTTAACGCATCTATTAACTTTTTGCAATGGTCTGTATCAATCCAACATCTAGGCAAGGTCATTGTGGTTGCGTGTATGCCATCCTCTAGTGGAATTTTTGGAACTACCTTGAACCTAATTCCTAATTGGTAGGCGACCTCTCTTCGGGTCTTACCATTACCAAAGTCTGTAACTTCAATATCGTGTGGTGCAAAGTGATCCTTGTAAACATAATCTTTGTCTTTAACAAGCTGAACATAGTAAGGTAAACCTTGACCTCTCTCTTCATGATAATCTATTATACTTATGCTTCTGCCTAACTGCTGATAAAATATAATAGCACTATGGTCGGAGACCCCAAGATCCCATGCAGTAGATACAGGTAGTGCAGGATCGTAGGGAACTCTAGATAATTGTTTATCATCATCTAGTTTTGCAATAATATCTCCATATACTGCACCTTCTATGTTTGCTATCCAATCACACTCAAACTCTTGTTGGTACTTTTTATCACCCATAACCTCTTTTGCCTTGACCAACTCATCATTGTCTACGATTAATGTTTCACTAGCTTTTGCCTTGTAGTTAAACCAATCATCAGCTCCTTGTGCGTGTTGGTATAATTCATAAAAGTTATTGTTCATTCCCATAGGTGTACCAATAAACACACAGTAACCTTTACGATCTGATAATGCTGGTCTAATGATTTCTGGAAATAGCTTACTGTTTACATTTGCGTACTCATCGATCACGCAGCCATCTAGATATATACCTCTTAATCCATCTGGAGACTCTGAGCCTAGCAAGGTGATACGAGAACCATTAGGTAGGTCTACACGCAGTTCTGTTTCGTTAAACTTGGTGTGGGGTATCTTGGCGGTAAACTGTTTCATGTAATCCCATGCAATACTTTTTGCTTGTTTGAAGGTGGGTGCAATGTAGGCATATCTTGGGTTCTTCTGTTTGGACAGTAATGCTGACCTAATTAGGTGGTTGATCATACATACTGTTTTGCCAAACCTTCTATGGCAAACTAATACATTCCATCTGTGCTTATCTATTTGTTTGTGTAAGTGAGCCTGGTGCTTTCTTGGGGTATAGGGTATCTTGATGTCCATAATTAGTGAACTGATTTGCTGAAATTATCTTCTCCAAAAGGTGTGTATTCAAATCCTAGTCTCATCATAATGTAAGATGTAAATAATTGTGCAGACTCATGGTTAGGCATACCAAAGAATTTAATTACAACATTGTTGGTTTTTTCTTCAATATAGCAAACACAATCTAAATCTTCTGATGAAAAGTAGTTCATATACTAGATATAGTTTATTCTGTGTGGAATGAAAGCAAAAGGTGTGTGTGTATAAAGGTGTCCTCGAGTCCCATGTATATATATATAATAATCGGCGGGTGCGTCTGGGGGTATAGGGGGGTCAAGCAAATGAAAAAAGTCGATCCTAGTCAGTAAATATATACAATCTAGGGTTCCAATAAGAAAATGTTATCAGTAATTATAAATAAAAATCTTTTTAAATGGTCCTTATAATATAGGTCAACAATACTGACCAATACTGACCGATCTTTTACAGGATCAACAAAAAATTTTCTATACATTAGGATAGCAACTTTCTATTCAATCTTAGTTTTAACCCTTACAACATTTCAATTATATTCCAGGATCTAACAGATAAAAAAAACCCACCAATAAAATTAATTACTGATGGGTTTAATGTTTATTATTATTTATTTTTTTAAATTAAATCTTAAAGTATTGACAGCTTTTTTATATGCTTTGTTTGGTTCAATGCTCATTAGTCCAGCATTTTGAAGTGTTTTAAATTCATCAGTTTTTGAAAAATCTTCGACACTCATTTCTTTTTTAAATTGCTGAGCTTTAATAACATCAGCAGCATTTATTGTTATTTTCATTTTATAACCTTTCATTAATTG